TGGCTCCGATCATTGAAGCCAAATTTGGTTTGGATCGCCGCGACGTAGTTTGGGCTTATGGCCGTAACCAGCTCAAAGTAGGGGCCAACAAATGGCTTGTCCGTGCCGCTAAACCGTCTGCCGGGCATGGTTTGAGCTGTGATCTCATCATTGTGGACGAGCTGTTTGGCGTAGACACTGAGACGTTGGACATTGGCCTCAGGCCGACACAACGCGCCCGAGCCAACCCGCTGCTGTCAATGTGGAGCACGGCAGGCACTGAGGAAAGTGTCGCGATGCTCAAATGGCGTGAGGAAGGGCTCCGCGCTATCGACACCGGGGACAAAGCCCCGCTTTATCTGGCCGAATACTCGCCGCCACCCGAGCTGGATCCGATGAGCTCGGAGGCTTGGGAATACGCCAACCCAGCCTTGGGTTACACGCTTGGGATCAGCACCCTGGAGGACGAAAGCCACGCACCCAACCGGGCAGGCTTTCTACGCAGCTCCGTCAATCTGTGGGTGCAAACCGACACGGGCTGGCTAACGCCGGGCTTGTGGAAAGATCGCACCACCAACCTGCCGCCGCTGCCGGGTGGCGTGCTTGCCTGTGAGGTGAGCGTGGACGACGGCCGTTACTGTGGCGTGCGCGTCAACCACAACGCTGAGAACGTACTTACCGCCACAGTAGCGTTTATGTGTGACACGCTTTCAGCATTATGGGACAATGTGGAAAGCCAGGCTTCAGCTAATCCTGGGCTCACCGTTGCCATTACTCCAACTTTGGACGTGCACTGTCCTAGTGCGTTGGCTCGCCGCCGCGTTGTCGTGGGCTACCGAGAAATTACGAGCTTCACTGGAGCAGTACGGCAATCAATTGCCGAAAACAAACTGCAACACACAGGAGAAACCATGCTCGCCGAGCACGTGGGTAGAGCTGTTGCCGTGCGAACACCGGGCGCTATCGCGCTTTCAAGTACCAAGTCACCGGGGCCGATTGAATTAGCACGCTGTCTAGTGTGGGCAGCCGGGCTCATGTCGAAGCCGCGGCCAAACGTCACGAGGCCCCAAATCGCGTTTGTCCGTCGTAACGCCTAGGCTGGATCCACCATGGGCATTTTCTCAGGTTTGCAAACCACTAAACCAGCGCCACACGCAGCCGTTGGAGCTGCAGTGGGCGCGGCAGGCAACCCCAACGTTGGCAATTTTATGACCTACATGACGGGGTATGACCGTCTGCAGGCCATCAACATTCCCACCGTCAGCCGGGCCCGTGACCTGATCTGTTCCATGATTGGCGCGCTCACAATCAAGCAATACACCTGGCAATGGAATGCCGCCGAACAGGAATACGAAAAAGTGTATTTGCCTGATGACGTTTGGTTTGACCAGCCCGACCCGAACGTGACCCGCAATTTTATTTTGAGTTGGACAGCTGACGACATGATTTTTTACGGTCGCGCATTTTGGGTAGTTACCAAACGGTTTGGCAATGGCTTCCCGGCCGAGTTCACGTGGATCCCGGCAGCTGACGTGCAAACCCGCGACCAGGCTGGCCCTCAATGGTTCGGCCCGTCAAAACAAATCACGTTCAACGGCCTTGATTTGAACCCGGCTGACGTGGTGCAGTTTCTTTCCCCGGTGCAAGGTTTGCTGTCTATGGGTGCACGCAGCTTGCGCACCGCACGCCACCTTGACGAAAGCGCCGACCGTTTCTCCCGCAACCAGATCCCGTCCGGCATTCTGCGGCAGGTGGACGGGGAGCCGATGAGCTCCGAGGAGCTTGCCAACATGGCTGCCGCGTTTGCTGACGCACGCGAAGCCAACGCGATCGCCGCGCTAAACCAGTTCGTCAATTTTGAGCCACAGTACGTGGATCCGTCAAAAATGCAGTCAGTAGAATCACGCGAATACCAGGCGCTTGAAATGGCGCGTTTGGCCAACATCCCTCCGTATTTGGTTGGTGTAAATACCAGCTCCATGACGTACGCAAACGCGCAGCAAGCGCGCCAGGATCTTTACCTGTTCGGGGCCAAAGCTCTTATTGATGCTATTGAGCAGACCCTAAGCATGAATAACGTAACGCCGCGCGGCAGATACATTGAGCTTGACGTAAAGGCTTACTTGGAGGAAAACGATATGTCCGAGGGTGACGGAAACGCTGCCCCTGAGCCCTCGGACAGACCATCCGAAGGAGACATGAACGATGATTAGGCTCACAGCTTCCGAGACGTTTGTTACCGCCGAGGAAGGCGAAACGCCGCGGTCAATCAGCGGCATTGCCGTGCCGTGGAACGTGGAGGCCACCGTCAGCGACGGCACCCGCGTCAAATTCCTGCCCGGCAGCCTGTCGGTCAAGGGCAAGGCTCCAAAGCTGCTGAAATACCATGACAGCACCCAGCCTGTAGGCATTGTCACCGGGCGAATTGACACGGCCAAAGGGATGCTTTTTACCGCCAAGATCAGCAAAACCCGTGACGGTGACGACGTGGTGGAGCTCATCAAAGACGGGGCCATTGACTCCGTTTCGGTGGGTGTCAACCCGGTTGACGCAAGCTATGACGAGTCTGGCACCCTTGTGGTTGCCAAAGGTGAGTGGCAGGAACTATCGTTAGTTACAGCGCCAGCGTTTGCTGGAGCACAAATCACCGAGGTTGCAGCGGCCGAGGGCACACAACAGGAGACCCCACAAGTGGAAGCAACTAAGGACGTTCAGATTGAAAGCGCGGCCGCTGTGGAAGCAAAGCCGCAGACCGTTTCGGCACCTGTTTGGGCTGAAGCAAAGAAGAGCTTCAAGCTCCCCAGCCCGACCGAATACATGGCCGCGTTTGTTCGCGGTGGTTCGGACTTCGCGCAGCTCAATGCCAACATCAAGGCTGCCGCGCCGGACATCACGACGGCCGATACACCCGGCATCCTCCCGGAAAACATTGTCGGCAGCGTGTATGACGGGCTCAATGCGGTCAGACCCTTTGTGTCGGCCATTGGCGTGCGCGCCATGCCTGCCAGCGGTGCCACCTTCCGTCGTCCCAAGATCACCACGCGCCCGGTTGTCACGCAGCAGCCCACGGGCCAGCTCAACGCGCTTGACCCGTCAACGGTTGGCGTTTCCAACACCGACATTTCGAAGCTGACGTTTGGAACGTACGTCACGCTGTCGGAGCAGGATCTTGATTGGAGCGACCCGAACAGCCTCGCAATCGTCCTTGACCAGCTTGCTATCGCGTACGGTCAGGCCACTGACAACTACGCGGTGGACACGATGGTTTCGGGTGTCACCCAGTTTGAGACGCTCAACGCTTACGAGCCGAAGGATCTCATTGAGTGCATTTACGGTGCCGCGTATCAGATCAGCAACGGCAGCAACTACCTGCCCACGCACTACTTCGTTGCCCCGGTCACTTGGGCCAAGCTGGGCATGATGGTCGACGACGCGAACCGTCCGGTTTTCCCGTTCGTTGGTGCCACGGGCCTCAACGGCCAGAACACCCTCGGATCGTCGGCGGCAACGTCGTGGAACGGCAACCCGCTCGGCCTCGTTCTCGTCGTTGACAAGAACATGGCTGGCGGCACGGGCTCCGGCGCGCTCAACGGTGTCGTTGGCCACGCTGCTGGCGCTGCCGCCGGATTTGAGTTCTACGAACAGCAAAAGGGTGCGATCAGCATTGACGTGCCTTCGACGCTGGGCCGCACGATCGCCTTCCGTGGCTACGCAGCCGCGTTTATGGCCGATGCGACCAAGTTCGTCAAGATCCTCAAAGCCTAAGTAAGACCTCCTCCAAGGCTGCCAACGATGGCGACGTACACGGTTACCCATAAACAGGTAACGCAAAACGTCGCCATCGTTCAGCTTTTACAAGAGCATCAGATTGAGGTTGGCCAATCGGTCACCCTGTCCGGGATGGGCGTACCGTTCAACGGCACGCACGTCGTTACTGCGCTTCCGGCATACCTCCTCACGGATGTCAGTGACCAGGGTGACCCCATTTACGACATTGACGGGCCCATTGTCCTCAACCAGGTGCAATTCAATTTGACCACAGCTGACGTGGTGCGCCAAGCCGCCACAGGCACCGTCACTTACACGCTTACGTGCACGTGGACAACACTGGCCAACCTGGAGGATTACCTCGGCATCACGTTCACCAACCCGAGCACCGACTATGACCGGGCAACGTTTGCCGTCAACGCAGCCAACCAGTTCGCGTACCGCCGCCGCCAAGAGTCGGGCTACTTTGACGCAAGCCTCACCACAGTGCCCGGCGCTGACGTACTGCTCGGCACCGTCATGTACGCAGGAGCGCTCTACCGCGAAGCCGGATCAATTGACCAATTCGCGTCATTCGATCCGCTGGCAACCGGGGCACCCGTAGGTGGCTCCTTCGGTCAGATCCTGCGCCTGCTGGGCTGCAACCGCCCCCAGGTGGCCTAATGCCTGACAACGCTTTCAACGATGGCTACAACGCCATGGTGACAGCCCTAGGCACCGCGACTGGGCTGACCATTGCCGATGACCCGCGCAACATCAATCCCCCCGGCATTTTGGTGCAAGCTCCGACCATCACTATGCACAGCAATAACGTGGCTGAGCTGGAATTTATGGTGACCGTTATTGGCACCGGTCCCGGCAACAAAAATGCTTTGACCAAGCTGCTGGAAATTGCCGACAAAGTACGTGAGGGAAAGATCGGCCTCAAATCTGCCCGGCCGATTGTGCAGCAGGTTGGTGGCGCAGAATTCCCCGCGTATGAGCTTGTGATTGTCACTAAAGTACAGGCTGCCGCTTAGACTAGGGTTGGGCTGCAGCACCCCAGGACAAAGGAGCTCTTACAATGGCGAACCCGACTACTCTGCTTCCCTCAGGCGTTTTCAAGATCGGCGCGGCCGTTGGTTCGGTTGTGGACTACACCGACCAAACGAAAAGCGTGGTTGTCACCAAGTCCCGTGACGCGCTTGACGCAACGAGTTTTGGAAACACGGGGTACTACCGGGTGGGGGGCCTCACCGACTGTGTGATTACGGTGACTCTGCTCGTCAATGACACCGTGGCAAACGCGCTGGCAGCTCTTGTCGGCACGAACGTTTACGCCGCGGCACGTCGCAGCTCGGGCGCGATCAGCGCTACCAACCCTGAGTATCAGCTCACGGGCGCGTATTTTGAGAGCTTTGATGTTGTCAACGCAGTCATTGGAGAGCTCAGCGAGGTGGAGGTCGTCGTCAGCGGCGGCGCACTCGTTGAGGACACGACCCCGTGAAACTGATAATCACGGCAGCGTACGCTCAGCCCTCAGGGCAGATCGTTACAGAGACAGTGACTACCAACCTGGGCACGATTTGTGCCTGGGAGGAAGCGCACGGCACTAGCTCCAAAAACCTGATCAGCCGGGAACAAATGGATGATTTTGGTTGGCTGTTTTGGCACAAGTTGACCAAGCTGGGCAAAGAAAACAGGTCGTGGCCTGAGTTTCGTGACGGGCTGGAGGAGCTCATCAATGTCGAGCCTGCCGGGGTAAACCCTACGGTAGTGGCAGCTACAGACGGCAGCTAGCTGAGCTGTTGCTTGCCACAGGCTTTTGGCCGCATGACG